TGGGCGTCTTCAACTCAGATACTTCTCACTTTTGTACATAAACACAGCCCAGTTCACTGTCGAGGTGACGCCCACAAATCGAGACACTAGGTCATATGTGTTTAGCGGTCGCATTCTTGGTTCATCCAGTAACGTCCTAGATGCAGTGAGCTATGCCACTGGCGAATTCAGGTTCCCAATATTCTCCAAAAACGATCAGGTAAAAATAGTCGTCAAGAATGACACGCCCTTTAACTCTGCCTTTTCCTCAACAGATTGGGAAGGCATGTACCAGCAGAAAGCCAATCGAATATAGCATTGAGGACGCCGACATAGGTGATATCAGATATCTCGCAGACAACCTGCGCGATGAGGATACCGCCGAACTGTTTGCAGCGTCCGGTAAATCGAACTGGAAGGTTCTTCAGGACGGGTTGTCAGCATCCGATATTGTGAAAGTCGGCCTGTTTGACAACATACCATTTGTAATCTGGGGCACAGTCCCCGCCGATACAGGGGCCTCAATCTGGATGGTTGGTACAGATGGCATCGTACAACATCGCAGAGAGTTCCTGCGGCGATCCAAGGCTCTGCGTGACGAGCTTCACGCCGCACATCCTCTCCTCTGGAACTATGCAGATGTCAGGAACACAGCCCACCACAGGTGGCTGCAATGGCTAGATTTTAAGTTCATCCGAAAGGTCAATTATGGCTATGAAAATCGTCCCTTTTACGAATTTGGGAGGTTAGCCCATGTGTGAACCGGCAACCATAGGGCTTGCGCTGACTATCGCCTCGACCGCCGCTGGCTATATGGCAGAGAGCGCAGCCACAGATGAGCAGAACGCACAGACCGCTGCGGAAAACGCAGCTAAGGCAGCAAGTGATCTTAGGGCACGTCAGTCTGCAAATGATCAGATTGACCAGACACAGGATCAAGCTCGAATTGAGAATGAAAGAATTATTGCTGATGGCTTTTCCAAGGCTTTGGAAGGTCGGGAAGCAGAGGCGACCTCATTGACAATGGCGGGATCGAATGGCGTTGAAGGCATTTCAGTAGATGAAGCGTATTGGGATATTGCAGGGATCAACTACAGGAACACAATGGCAAGCCAATCTGAGATGTCACAGAATTTGAGCCAGTTAGAATCAAATGTACTGGGGATCAAAGCTCAAGAAGCGCAGCGCATAGAGGACAACAGGCCAGACGCATACAAGTCAGGTCCTTCACCTGTAGGTGCCGCGCTCAGTATTGCCAGTGCAGGTAATACCTACGTCGAAGGACAGGGCGGGTACAAGAAAGTGTTTGGGACATCATAAATGGCTAGACAAAAAGTAGACGCACCCGCAACCCGAATTCAGCGCAACCTACTGTCCCCTGTAGACACTTTTTACCAGAGCAAAACTGGCGTCGTCGTTCAGCCAGGTGAAAAGTCTGATGGACTGAGGGCACTGGAAAAGTCACTTAATGTAGCCAAGCGCGAGAATGATGCCCGTGAAGAGAAGTGGAACAAGGAACAACAAACGCTAGGGACTAAAGCAGCCATGGCAGCCATGGCTAAAGACCCCCGCCTGTCGAAAATGGGTGCAGATGTACACCCCTCGCAGTCCTATCAGTTTCAAATGGCCTATGACGCTAAAGCTGGAGAAGTGAACGCAATCAACTTCACTACAGCGTTAAAAGAAGAATTTGATGCACTGGACCCGACATTCGATGCCAATGGCGTCCCACAGCCGCCAGATTATCTAAAGTTTTTCCAAGAGAAAGTTGGGCAGAAGGTTGGCTCACTTGGAGACAATCAGTTCTTCATTGGCGGCTTCAATAAGCAACTGAACCAGTTTCTGCCGCAGGCTTATGCAGAGGGTGCCGCTAAAAGCCGCAAGATAAAAACTGACGCGATGGTTAACGTCACAGGGAAACTTATAGACACAACTCTCAGGGACACACGCTTAAATAGTACACAAAAAGTACAAGAAGCGTTCTTGCATACTCAAAAGATGCCCGGAGTCGGCGGCGCTGTAATGAAGGAAACTCTGTTAAAGAATCTGATGGCATCAGCAGAGGCGCAGAATGATCCAGATATCCTCAGTGAGTTGATCAGACTGGCTGATACAGGGCAGCTAATGATCCCTAATGCTAACGGCGCATCTTTTGGATTAACACCGATTGAACGTGAGAACATAAAGAAAGCTGCAACAAATATATCTGATGAGGGTTTCAAAAGCTGGAATCGTAAGAAACAGAGACTTGCTTATGCCAAAGATCAGGCTTCTATAGATTTTGGGAACACACTGTCTAAGGTCGGGGTCACCGATGACCCAGCCATCGTTATACGAGAATGGAGAGCCAAGAACATCGCTGGTTCAGGCCAACACAGTGATTCAGATTTAATGCGGCGTATAGAAGCGTGGCAGGATATGAAGACAAAAAGCGATGCGCGTGAAGAGAGGTCGGGGCCGAAGCGGATTGAAGCCTACATAAATATACAGAGGGAAATTGAACGCCTAAAAGACAGTGGCATAACTGATCCAAATATGGCGGCAGCGCGTGCGGTTCAAAATGTTGGACAGCCACAAGATTTAGACCGTGCCGTTAGTATGGCAGTCTCAGTTTATAAAGGTGAAAAGAGTTTCACATCTGCTATCGCTGTTAACAAAGCTGTACCAAAAGTGTTTGGCGAAAATGCCTTTGGCAACCCCTCCGGTACGGGCTTGGTAGTCAAAGATCGAATGAATGAACTTACACTACAAGTGCAAGAAAACAAAGGTAAGTTTGACGGAATTCAATATGACATCAACGACACTAGCAGCGTGGCGAAACTTACTCAGGCCATCAGGGCTGCGGCGTTACAGCAGGTCATGGAAGAAGACGAACCGCTGAGGCTGGCTTCACTTGGGCCTAATGCTAGAAACGCTAATGGTGAACTGATTGTGGGTAATGAAATGAGACTATTGCCCGATGGTACGCCAGATCGCACTAGTCCTTGGTTTCAGCCTACACTGAAAAATGGTGTGCCGCGAAGTGCAGTGTATGAGATGCTTGTTCGTGCTAAAGCGGTCCCCGAACCTACCCAGCCACCGCAGCCACCAACCCGGACACCAGCCGCGACACCAGCGCCGACCGCAACTCCAGACCCTGATGCACGGCCTGTTGTCGGTGATTACAGCCGCCTAGTTGGTGACGCACCGATGAAAGCAGCCGCCGAAGCGCGGGATCGCCGAAAGATAAGAGCATTTGACCGTACTATTCGACCAGAGCAGATCATCACCGAAGCCAACACAGCACGTTCATCGTTAAGCAGTACATCAGATGCCGCGCAAAGCCGACAGAGGGTAACTGGTATTACTTTGGATGAGGCACAAATAAGGGCGGTGGCGGATGAAATACTTGATCTGCGTGACACTCAGGAAACTCAAAGGAGTTTCAATCGACGGACCAGAGAAGTAACGGAAACACCAATACCCGGAACAGAGCGATCTGCAACTGACCCTGAGAGAATCAAAGCGGTTCTGAGAGATTTCTTTGAACTACCGCAGACCATGGCTGGGATCACAGGAACAGATGACTTGTTTGAGGAAATATCCAGACAGGTGATGGGCTACATCGCTGAAGTTGAAGAGTCTGAAGACTGATGGCAGGTCCAACAGCAGAGGCTATTGAGTTTCTTAAAGAAAATCCATCTGAAAACAGAAGTGTATTTGAGAGTATTCACGGCGCAGGCAGTGCAGCCCAATACTTAGGGCAACGCCAAGGCACCACTAGCGCACCTGAAGAAACAGATGACGGCGGTGGGTTCTGGGACAACGTCGAAGAGATACCCGGCGCTATTTACTCTGGTGTACTCAGGTCTGCCGATGCGACCGGCGATCTGATCAGCAGGTACACTGGCGACCTCACGTTCTACGATGAGAATGGTGAGTTCGACATCAAGTACCTAAGCGGTGACGAAATGCGGGCGCTTCAAGAGGCTGGCAAACAGTACAAGATAGCAGACGCTTTTGGCGCTGAACGCCCAGATACTTTCACAGGCAAGGCAGTCGAAGGGGTGGCGCAGTTCGCCGCAGGCTTCGTCGGTGTAGGTAAGTTCTTTAAGGCAGGTAAGCTGTTCTCAGGGCTATCCGCAGGTAAACAAGCGGCTATATCAGGGTTGACACGCGGTGCTGTCGCTGACTTTGCCAGCTTCGAGGGTAAAGAGGGAAACCTCTCGGACTTCCTACAGGATGCCGGTGTAGACACTTGGGCTACCCGCCAACTTATGACTAACCCAGATGACACTGATCTCCAGAACAGACTGCGTAACTCTATTGAAGGCGCTGGCTTAGGGCTGGCGGTCGAAGGTATCATTAAGGTCGTTAGGGCCGCTGGTTACCTAAAACGAGGAGACAATCAGAAAGCCAAGGAGCTTGGGGCAGAAGGCGCTGAAGACATCCAGAAGGGTGTCGAAGGCAAGCTGGATGAAGTGTCAGCCAGAGAAGCTGAGGAGGGCGTAAACACGTTACCCCCTGTAGTTAAGCAGGACGCAGATCAAGCAGAGCTATTCCCCCTGACCCCTGAAGAAGCCGCAGCGCGGAGCCGTGACGCCGCAAGGGAAGCAGATCAGTATTCTCCCTACCATGACACCATAAGTGATCCAAAGAGCCGTCACTTTCCTGTGTTCAGAGAAGTCGTGGATCGCATCCTGACCGGCACCGCGAAAAGGATGGAGGCGGGTGATCTACCGCTCCCCGGCAACCTCGCTAGGAATTTACGATACGTTACAGACCCTGAAGACATTCAAGACATCATAGCTACCGTTGGTAAAGACGACAGTACGCTACAAAAAGAATTTCTCGCTATTAAAGGCGGGGAGGTTCAGCGGTGGTCAACTGTTGAAAAACAAATGAACGGGCACATCAGTCACCTCAGTAAGTTATTTAAGGGCGATTGGGATAAGCTACGCCGAGAGTTTGACGACATCCCCAAAGATGCATCTGGTCTCCCAAGATGGAACGCCCTAACTGCTTCCCTGCAAGCCAAAAGAAGGTTTGTAGATGCACTAGGCGCGGAGGTGACATCTGTTGCTCCTATCTGGAAGAAATACAACGAAGGGAAAATAGACGCAAACGGCCTTAAAGAGTTAGGTTGGGATTCCCCAGAATTATTTGAATTGGACATGGATCACCTGACAGGACTGTACGCTAACCTAGAAGCATCATTCCAGGGTCAGAGGACGGCCATGGGCCGCACACTCAACGCCATGAAAATGATCCACAAACGTGGTGGGGCGCTTGATGATGCTCTGCGGAATAGACAGGGAAGCACTCGTTCTGCGCTAACCGCATATTTTGCTGATGTGGAAGCAGCAGCACTGCTTGGTAAGGGCGCACCAAGCGCAAGGGATATTGGTTCCAAGTGGGACAAGCTGAACACGTTCCGCATCAACATGATGCTGTCGGGACCTAACACTCAAATCATCAATGGCGTGTCCAACTTTATGAACGCGCACATTCTCATGATGGAACAGACTGTTGGTGGGGCCTTGTCGGGTAACCGCGCAGAGATGATCAGGGGTGTGAAACAACTCGGTTACACCTACGGTTCAGCTTTGGAGTCTATAAGGATGGCGGCGTTTGCTGCGAGGCAAGACCAATCAATCTTGGATGCTGTCGGAGGGAAACTTGAAATAGACAATAATCCTTTCGGTGGGCAGAAGATGTCTTTAGTGGGCAAGGATGGGCGAAGCATTCGCGGCGCTGGTAACTTGTTAGCTACCCTGCCATCGCGCCTACTCCTGTTCTCCGATGAATTCTTTAAGCAGGCGACATACAGAGGCAAGCTAAAGGCTGACCTCTGGGTTGCCGGCAGAGAAAAAGGACTAAATGGAGATGCACTGACAAAATGGATATCAAACGCGGAGAAACGTGCGTTTGACCCTGAAGGCGCTGCGGCGGCGCTTGATGAAGGCGCATTTAGAATGGCGCTTCAGGAAGAAGGTATCGCCAAGGGATTGGATGGTAAGGCGCTGGATGATTTCATTGCCGAGAATGCAGATCAGGTAAATATCTCCAAAGCAGCACTGGACACAGCTAGAGAAGCCACGTTCACTACTGAGCTTGAAGGTTTTGCTGCACAAATTCAGCAATTAGCAGTGCGATATCCAGGGGTCAGATTTGTCCTTCCATTTGTAAAAACCCCTACCAACCTGTTATTTGCTGCCGGTCGGAGGACACCTATACTCAATAAGCGTAGCAAGAAAATGCAGGCTGACCTGAATAGTCTTGATCCCTCCGTTAGAGCGCAGGCAAGGGGTAAACAGGCTACGGGCTGGGCAGTAATTACTGCCGCAGGTTTCTTGGCGACTTTCGGGATGATTACCGGATCAGGGCCAAGCAACCCGAAAACCAGAGCGGCATGGATGGCGACAGGATGGAGGCCCTACTCATTCGTTATCACTAACGACGATGGGTCAAAAAGCTACGTCAGCTACCAGCGATATGACCCATTTTCAAACTTCTTAGGCGTGGCCGCTGACATGGTCGAGGTGTGGAATGAGGCCGAACTAGAAGGCAAAAAGGGCGAAGAAGACCTTTTAATTGATGTCGCTCTTGGTCTTTTTCAGTCAGTTGCAGAGAACTCCGTCAATAAAACTTATCTACGCGGACTGTCGGACATGATGGGCGCAATTACCGCACCGGATAAAAACATGGCGCGGTTTCTAAGCTCTACATTGTCGTCGTATACCCCGGCAGCTATCGGGCAACTAGACGGTGATCCTGTATTCCGCGAGACCCGCGAAATTATGGATGGACTGAAAAACCGCTTTGCCGCTGTTGGCATCGATGAGTTCTCTGACCCCAAGCGGAACCAGTTGGGTGAGATGGTTTACCGGGGGCAGGACAAGTGGAACCCGTTTACTGCCAGCACCTCAGACCCCAACGACATAGTCCTAAAAGAACTCGCTGATCTTGCGTATCTCACGGGTAAGAACTTTAGTCCGCCACAAGATCGTCGCATTGGCACTCTGACCGATTTCTCACGAGTCGAGTACGCAAAAGGTCAGTCTGTCTACGATAAATATGTAGAGATGACGGGGACTATAAAGCTAGGCGGGCTGACACTCAGGCAGCGGCTAGAGCAAGTGATCCCTCGACTACAGCATCTGCCACCAGGCGACAGGGATAACCCAGACACCCCAAGGGCCATGACGATTGGCCGGATATTCCAATACTACAGAGACGCCGCAAAGGCACAACTTAGGATCGAAGGCAGGCGCAATAATGCTCCTTCCGGCTCAAAGGCGTTCACAAACGCAATCAAGGACGACCTTGAGGATCGCAGAGACCTACTCAGGTCGCGAAAGAATTTCAATCTGGAACAAATGATTAAAGGACGACAATAGATGGCTTTTGCTGACATCACTTACACAGGGGATGGAAGCACATTAGTTTTTAACATTCCCTTCAGTTACATCAATGAAAGTCACCTAGTTTTCTATGTTGATGGAGTTTCCACCGCTGCTGGTGGGAGCCTATATACGGCAACGATCCAAACTGGTGGCACCACTGTCCAGATCAAGAAAACATCAGATAACTCAGCAGTCGCGAGCGGTGTCGCGATTAAGGTGGAGCGTAATACGCCGATTACCACGCCGTCAGTTGTCTTCAGCAATAGCTCCACGCTAAAGGCAACCGATCTAAACACTGAGATCAATCAGCTACTCTATTCCGCACAGGAAACGGCGGATGACGCGGCAGGTAAAATTAACCTGGATGCGACGGGCCACTGGGGTGCCGACAGTAAGAAAATCAGGTCAATGGCTGACCCTGTGGATGCTCAGGACGCTGTCACTAAGAACTACCTTGAGACCACCTGGCTATCCCCTAGCGACAAAACGAACCTCACGGCTGTCTCAGGCAAACTTACAGAAATAGGACGCCTCGGCACCGCTGATGCAGTAGCCGACATGGCGATCATTGGCACCGCTGATTTCGTTGCCGACATGAATACAGTCGCTTCAGCAGATTTTGTCTCTGACCTAAACACCGTTGCTTCCGCCGACTTTGTTGCGGACATGAACGTGCTGGCAACGGCAGACGTTGTGTCCGACATGAACACACTTGGCACCAGCGCAAACGTCACGGCAATGGACACTGTGGCCGGTTCAATCACTAACGTGAACACCACCGCTACCAACATTGCGTCGATTAACACGAACGCCACCAACATCGCGGCGATAACTGGGGCGTCTACTCAGGCAACCAACGCTGCCAGCAGTGCAACAGCAAGTGCGGCCAGCGCGACTGCCGCAGCAGCCAGTGCAGCATCCGCTGCTAGTAACGCTGGTACGCAGACCGTTGACCGCTTCAACGGCACCGGCTCGCAAACCGCGTTCACGATGTCGCAGTCCCCCGCGACCGAAAACAATACGATGGTCTACATCAGCGGCGTCTACCAACAGAAGGACACTTACTCGACCTCCGGCACCACGCTGACCTTCTCGTCTGCCCCGCCCACCGGCACCGGCAACATCGAGGTCATGCACATGTCCACGCTGCCTACCGGCGTCGATCCTGAAATCGGCACGGTAACGACGGGTGCGGCTGGGTCGAGCGCGTCGGTCACGGCGACCGGTCACACCCTTGACTTCACCATTCCGCGTGGCGACACGGGCGCACAGGGCATACAGGGTATACAGGGCATCCAAGGAAATGTCGGCACCGCTGCTACAATCGCAGTGGGGTCTACGACGACAGGAGCCGCTGGGTCTAGCGCGGCGGTCACAAACTCAGGATCATCGTCAGCCGCCACATTCGATTTCACAGTGCCTCGCGGCGACACAGGCGCGACCGGCCCACAGGGCATACAGGGCGTACAGGGCGACACCGGCCCCGCTGGATCGCTGTCCGGTGCGTCAGATGGAACGGCAGCAGCGCCGTCGATTTCGTTCAGCGCCGACACGAACACCGGCCTGTTCCGCCCCGCCTCTGACAAGATCGGGTTCACGACCGGCGGCACCAGCGCGATGACTATCAGTGGCAGTAATGTCGGTATTGGTAGAACATCGCCAACATATGATTTAGAGGTAGATGGTGTAGCAGCCCTTTATGCCTCTAGCACAGAAACACGAAATTTTGAAGTTGGTTATGGAAGGACCGGAAACGGTTTTTCGTATGTTGACCTTATTGGCGATGCTACATATACGGATTATGGATTACGCCTTATTCGAGGTAATACTGGACCCAATACATCTTCAGAATTAACCCACAGAGGCACAGGCCCACTTGTTCTTACCGCTTTCGATGCTGGTTATATCGATCTAAGGACAGCGAACACAAACCGTATTCGCGTCACCGGCACCGGCCTTGTTGGCATCAACACACAAACGCCGACAAGACATTTGACCGTTAATGGTTCTATTCAAATGGCTTCTGGTGGTGTTATCGAGGCTGGAACCACAGCACTCAACACATATATCGCTGGTGTTCAAGGGGCGAGTGGTCGTTGGGCTTTTGCTACTAACGGTAGCGAAAAGATGCGGATCACCAGCGATGGTCGGCTAGGGCTGGGGACTTCGGCACCAAGTGGCATCCTTGATTTAAGTGCAGCAACAGGGTCTGGCACTCTTAATATTATTTCTACAGTTAATGCTACCAATGCAGGAAATAAGATCGCATTTTTTGCAGCAGGTCGTTCAGATACAGACGAAGAAATGGCGTTCATTAAGCCACTACTCACATCTAACAGCGGTGGTTCGGGTAACGTCCAAGCAGGACATCTTACTTTTGGTACGGTTGGTTCAGAACGTATGCGTATCACCAGCAGCGGGAATGTCGGGATCGGCGTGTCCCCCAGCTACAAGCTGCACGTCTCCGGCGACATCTACGCCACTGGCAACGTCACGGCTTACTCCAGCGCCGTCGCCAAAGACGAAATCACCACGATCCCCGACGCGCTCGATCTGGTCGAGCAGCTTCGCGGCGTATCCTTCAAGTGGAAGGAAAGCGGCAAGAAAGCCGTGGGCCTCATCTATGAGGAGGTCAAGGAAGTCATCCCCGAATTGACCAGCGAAAAGGAAGGCCACGTCGGCGTTGCCTATCAAAACACCGTTGCCCTTCTGATCGAAGCGGTCAAAACGCTGTCCGCAAAAGTCAAAGAACTGGAGTCTAAATAATGCCTAACACATACACATGGACGTTCGATCCTCTCGAAGTAGCCGCCGCCGAGATCGACGGACACGCTGATGCAATCCAGACGGTCCACTGGCGCGTCACCGCTGTTTCTGATGACGCAGAACCGCTGACGACATCCGCCTACGGGTCAGTTTCTCTCAACGCACCGGGGGATGGCTTCGTGGCCTTTAACAATGTGACCCGCGAGCAGGTCAAAGGCTGGGTGCTGGCGGACATCAACACGGACGAAGCTGCGGTCCAGAGCGCACTCGACAGCCAGATAGACAAGCAGCGGGTGCCGCCGACGGTCACGAAACAGCCCGCAGGATGGAGTGAATAATGGCGCTGACTAACGAAACTGCGATCCGCGCTGACGGAGACGCAATCCAAATCGACGCCAGCAACAACGTCGGTATTGGCGTCAGCCCTTCGTACAAGCTGCACGTTTCGGGGGCGATCTACGCCACGGCAGACGTGACGGCGTACTCATCCGCAGCGGCGAAAGACAACATCGTGACCATCTCTGACCCGCTCGAACTGGTCGGCAAGCTGCGCGGCGTAAGCTGGACGTGGAAGGATTCCGGCGAGAAGTCGCAGGGCGTGATCTACGAAGAACTAGCAGAGGTACTGCCAGAACTCACAAGCGCCGAGGGCGGTGCCAAAGGTGTCAAATACCAGAACCTGGTCGGCTTGCTGATCGAAAGCGTCAAAGCGTTGAAGGCTGAGATCGATGAATTGAAGGAGCGCCGCTGATGGCCCTGCAAGCGAGCGGCGCGATATCGTTATCCGATTTGGCGACAGAGTTTGGGGACACCACGCCTAACTCTATGTCGGAATTTTACGCTGGCGGTAGCCTCGTCGGCACGAACAACGCAAGCGTCCCGGCGAGCGGGGCAATTACTTTAGCTAATTTCTACAGCGCGACTGCGGCCATCGTTCTCGACATCACGTCGAGCGCCAGCGAACAGAACATCCTGACGTTGGCGACGGCGGCGGGGTACAACGCATCGACCGACAGCACACCGATCATTGTCAACATCGCTTCGGGCGTTACGATCTCCGGCAGCAGCACCCACGCGCTGCGGACAGGTGCGCTCAACGCCGACAGCGATCTGACTATCAACATCTCAGGTTCTGTCGATGGGTACACCGGGGCAAACGGTGGCCTTGTGGCAGTGCCGGGTTCTGCTGGAGGGGACGCGCTGTTCTTTGAAACGCTGACCGGCGGCAGCGGCACATATATAGTAAGCGTATTATCCGGCGGGTCGCTGCGCGGAGGCGGTGGCGGCGGCGGCGGCGGCGGACAGCGCGGGATACGAGGCAGCTCCTACGATAGTAAATACCAGTGCCAGTTTGCGACACCCGTCTATGGCTCCTATGGCTCGAGTGGCGCTGCCGGGGGCTTCGGCCAAGCCGGGTCGCAAGGCGGGTCAGGCTCATATGGCGGAGGAACGAATAGTTGCCCAATCCAATCCCCCGGTGCCGGTGGCGCTGGAGGAGCGGCAGGGTTTGCGTTGAGAAAGAACAGCAGGACCGTGACGTTGAATAATAGTGGAACAGTCGCAGGGAGCGCAGCCTGATGAAAATTTTGATACCAGCATCCGGCGGTGTGAACAGCGCCTATTCGTTGCATCAGTTTCTCTCGACAACCGACCACGAAATCGCGGCGCTGCATTTCCGTGAGGGCTATGACGGCGCTCCAAATGAACGGGCAGAGTTCGACGCGGTCTGCGATTGGCTCGAAACAAACGTGCGGACGTTTGAGCGGTCGTATGTTGCCCTGCCAACGATCAGCAGCACCGACGATATGCGCCCGGTTCGCGCAGGATTTGCAAAGGACATCACCTACGCATTTGCGACGGCTCGTTATGAAAACTACGTCACGCAGATCGCCGCGCATGAGGCGGGTGCAATAGCAATCGGTATCAGCGTCGAGAACACCGCGACAGACCGTCACCCGATTTTGATCGACCAAGTATACGACACAGGCGCGGCGGTCTATCTGCCGTCACTCAGTATCACTGAGCCGGTCGCAGCGGATGCGAATTACGACACAATCGCCGCACAAATGTCGGGCCGTTTTGAGCAGCTAGAGGCTCTGCCGACAGGTCTGCGGTCGCTGATCACGACGTGCGATGTCGATAGCTGCACAGACGTTTACTGCCTCAGATGTGCATATCAGCGTGGCTACGATCACTACGTCAGTAACGGCCAGACAGGCCGCGATTTCGATCTGTGGTGTGCAGAACAGGGCAGCTATGGACAGTGGCGATCTGAAGCTGACCCAGCCGAATACGTCTGGCGAGGCGGCTGTTGCGACGAGTGTGCGCCGCTTAATTATCTAGCCGATCTGGTTGGTCGAGAGTGGCCCAGCGTGATCATAGCGCGTAACCGGATTCAATGGTTTTCTGACAATGGGGCTGACATGACCGGCATCGAAACAGAAGAGCAGTTTGGTGATTGGTGTGGCCGCATGGGGCGGGTCAATTTGGATCGCGGCGTTGACTCAGACGCAATGCCCGACAACGGTGATGAGTGGCGCAACGCTATCCTTGAGGCCGCGCTACTGTGACGGCTCGACCATTTCTCGTTTTCCTGCTGGCTGTCATTCTGACGGCCTTTTTTGTGCCTCCCGTTAGCTCGAACGAATACAACTGCCTTGGCGCTGAACAAGCAAAGGTCTTCGAGCCAATCGAACACGTCAAAGGCGTAGGTATCAGGGAGGGAGGTCTGGTCAAACTGTCTGTATCGTCAGAAGGCTACTGGATGCTCACATTGTCACCGCCAGAACTAAACGGCGCTCTCTGCATCATAATGATGGGGGAAAGCTGGACGTTCGTTGAGCCAAGTCCTGCGGGACAGAAGGTGCGGTATGGAAGGAGCAATTGATCTCCGATTGATTATAACCTTGGGCGGCATTTTATTTAGTGTCGCCGGGGCTGCTGCTGTCGGCAAAATGCAAATCAAGGTCATCTTAGAAGCTGTAGCCGACATGGAAAAGCGCCTTCGCGGCATGGATCGACGCATCGATTCACTCGACACAAGAACCGAAAAGCAGGAGCAGCGGATCAACATATTGGCCCAGATGTCGTCGCCGGAGAACCTCCGTCGAGACCACATGACGATGGCGACACTCTTACGAGATTGTGAACAGCTACGGAAAGAAATGGACCACCAACTACACATTCATAATGGAAAACATGTGCCTGTCAGCGACATAAGGAAAGCAGAATGATTGGACTAATCAGCAGCCTGTTACCCGTTGTCGGCAACGTACTCGACCGGGTGCTGCCCGACACCGTCGAGAAAGACAAAGTGAAGGCAGAGCTACAGGCGCAGATGCTTCAGCACAGTTCAGAGATCGAAAAGGCTGCTGCATCAGTAGTCGTCGCGGAAGCAAAAGGCGAAAGCTGGTTACAGCGTAACTGGCGACCAGTGACC